TGAAGTCTTTACTAAAGACCTCATCAGACTTTTGGTCAAACCATTGACGCTTCCGCTCATTTTCCTCCTGCAAGGTCTTCGCCTGCTTTGTATACTGACGATAGGCATCGAACTCTTCTTTCTCTTCCGGAGCTAAGCCCGACCCGCTTGACTCAAGGGGTAGCTTGTATTGCTCCTTCTGTTTGTTGAAGAAATCTTTTGCCTCGGCAATAGCTTTTTTCCTTGCGATTTTTGTACGCTTGATTTTGGAATCATCATCAAGGTCCTCATTGTACGTGTACTCTTCCATGAGAATATCAATATCCTCATCGTCCAAGCCGTTCTGAGTAGCCGCAAGGTATTCTTTAAGGAGTTGCTCAGGATTCATGGCATCAAAGTCTTTCCTTAATTTAAGGAAGTCATCGAAGCCACGGCCTGTCTCCTTCTTATACTTCATATAAGCTGCCACGTCTTCGGGGAGCGCTTCGCTCTCCTTACGTTCGGCCACCAAATCGTCAAACGAATTGATTTGCTTATTGTAGCGTTTTCCAATATATGAAAGAACTTGCTCCTCTGTCAGCTCAGGCTCAGCGCCTTGGCCTTCATCGGGGTTATTTGTGTCATCGCCTCCGGCAGGTGGGTCTTGCTGAGCTGCTGCTTGCGCTTCCGCATCTGCTGCTTGCTGTTCCCTTTCGTGCTTTTCAAGGAGCTCTTGCTCAACTTGTGCCACACTTTTTTGTTCTACCTCGCCGATTGCTCTTACTTTGATTTCCATTAGATTCGATTTAATTTGTTACAAATTTATACAAAAAATATATTACTTATCAACGCGGTTCAAACTCGGCCAAATCGAACCCATCAAGGGTGTCTTCATTGGACTCAAAGTTCATCGGTGGTAAGTTATTCTTTCGTTGATTTATTAGCTTGGATTGCTCCGTATTCTGCTGACTGATACGCTTGGCTTTCGCTGCTTCTTTCATGTCATCACGAGTATTGATTGCCCCTTCTTTTACGCCTGCAATTTGCATTTGGTATTGGAACTCTTCACCCATCAACATGCGCTTCATTTCAGCTTCTGCCTTTAGCTTCTCAATATCGAAAGCCACTTCAGCCTGTTTTAGCTGCATCTTAGACTGAGTCTCAAGCTGAATCTTTTGCAATGCCATTTGGCCTGCCATCTCCTGAGACTTCAATTGCTGCTCAGCCTGCATTGCCTGCTTTTGCATAATCATCTTGTCGTCGTGCTCCTGCTTCTTAATTCGTTTCACCTTGAGCAACTGATTGGCTAGCTTGAGGTTTTTAATCTCACGGATGTCAATAGCGTCCTCAAGATTGATGTCGCCCTTAGACAAGGCCATTTGAATGTTGGCCTCAAGCTGAGCTTTCTGCTCTTCGTCAGGAGAGATTTCAATGAAGATACCAAAGTCGTAAACGTAAAGGTCCTTGATTTCCTCAAGGATAGACACGTTGTACTTGCCGATTCGGTTAGCAAAGTCATCCTTGAAGTCAGCGTACTCTAGGATGTCAGCCACACGATATGTCAACGCCTCAGCCAAAGAACGATAGATAAACAATCCACCTTCAAGGATGTGACGTGTAGCAGTGTTTGAGTTAAGAGCAGCTAGCTTCTGTACACCAACCAAAGCGTTCGGGTCAGGCGTAGAGCCATCGCGAGCCTCATTCAATCCCGTTACCGAACGAATCATGTCTAGGTAATGGTTGTAGTTGGCAAGCAGCATTTGCGTCTTGCTAGCGCCTGAGTTTGAGGTGAGCTGTTGAATAGGTACACGAGCATTGTTGAACTCGCCATCCTGCGTATAACTACGCCCAATAACACTACCTGTTTGGAAGTATAACCTCAACGCATCCTCAGGGTTGTAAGCGTTTCCGGTACCCAAGTCAACCTCGTTCAAACCATCGGCATCAATGAAGACACCATCAGGTACAGTACGAGCAATGACTTGCTGTAATTTCAAGTGGGTGATTTGAATCAAGTCGGCGAAGGGCACCATTCTACGAACAAGAGACTCAATCACCCCTTTATACATTCGGGGAGCTACCGCAACATAATTTGGGATAGCGTGCTGAGAAGCAGACTTAGGACGAACCATGTTCTCCATAAGATGCCACTTCAGCATAATGTTTGTCCCCATCACCATGACGCCTTCATACCAAACGTCAATAGTTTTTTCGATTTTTTCAAACTTGCCCTCCTCCATCATTTCAACAGGAGGATTGAATTGGTCATCCTTCTGAATCATGCGAGAGCCGCCACCTTCAAGAACCTTCTTCTTGAATACCATTTTCTTGGTGGTCTTATAGTTGAAGTACAACAGCGTTGCAGTATCCCGGTAGAACAAACTGTTCTCGTAGTACTGAGCAACGTTGTAGTAGTCATACCAACTCTGAGAATACTGAGAGATTTCCTGCATTTGCTCTTTGGTAAGAGTCGGGTCAATCTTCATCAATTCAGTAATAGGAAGAGTTTTGATTTCTCCCCAATAGAAACAGTCCTTAAAGTAAGGGTCCTCTGTATAGCTATAGACAATATTTGCAGGGTCTACGTACGAAATTTGTACGCCTGCCCCCGGCAAGAACTCATGCTTAGCCACACCGATACCAACGACAGTAATGTCATAGTCAATCCTCTTACGAGTATCTTGGTAATGGTTTTCATCAAACAAAGTATTGATGGCCTCCTCTTCTGCAATCTCAATCGCAGGCTTATAGTTGAGCTGCATGTAGAGTGACAATTCCTCGTCAGTCTCAGGCAGTTCTTCAGGGTCCATCATAAATGGGTTTACACCCGTAGATTCTTGTATTGTAGTCAACACATCCTTGGCTGCCATTTGGCCCTCAAGCATGTCTTGGTATTTGCTGCGTTTAGCTTGCGACATAGCGTCTTGCGCATACGTCTTTACCTTGAAGAGTCGGTCAGACATTCCGTTAACAACAATGTCAACGAACTTAGGTAGGATAGGTACCGGAGTCCAATCAAGGTTTAAGTAAGACAAGTCTCCATCAATGGCCAACTCATTCTTGTACTTTTGAATAGGTTGCTCTCCACGAGCATACAGGCGAAGTCGATGAAAGTCGCGCCATTGGCTATAGTATCTACATTGGTTTCCGTCCTTACGGAACCATTCGTATTGGATTGCCTGACCTACCTGCAAACCAAATTCCACAGTAGCTTTTTCCGCATCAGATACTAGCTGACTCGGGAAGCTTGTTGTTGATATGCTTACTATTACTTCTTTCATCTAATGAGTTCACTTGTATTACCACTATTAGTGTACCTTGCGAAATTAACACTAATTTTCGACTCTTTTTTCTCAGGTAAATATATGTGTTTTTGATTTGCCATAATCGCAAGACCCGAACTGATAGATGCGTCAAACTTTGTTCGGTCATTAATGTCGAACTTAGCCCAATCTTCAAGGGTTCTCGTGAATGGCATCGTACCTATTTCATCAGGCGAACGGTACGCTCCTGACACATCAAAGCCAATGTACTTTTCGATATACGACTCAATCGCTGAGGCGTGAGATTGCTTCACATCTTCCGATGAGTTCGGGATACCACCTAGCTCACGCTCGGTCTTGCTCAGTTTGTTGAGCTGTCTGTCCGGGCGATTCATACAGAAGTTACGATAGCCCCTGTTCTTAAAGTGATACAGCAACCTAGGCTTGTTATTCTCCACAAGGATAGGCATTCCGAAAAATACGCAGGCCATAAGCACCTCCTCAAAGAATACCTCTGCCGTCTGAGGGCGGGCAATGTACTCTAGGAAAAACTGCATGGTAGGCGCATCCTCCATGTGGAACTTGGTCATCCCGTGCAAGGACCCGTTTGAGCCTCGCCCACCTACCACCGCAGAGATGTCGTATGAGTCACAACCGAAGGACCCTAGGTGCTCGTTGCCCGGGAACTTCAGCCCGTTACGTGTAGACACCTTGTTCTGCATGTGCAGCGGAGGCACCCAACTAATTTGGAACCTGCCCCTTGGGTCAGGCGTCCATAGCACTTTGGAATCTTTCTCTCCGTCACGCCAATGAAATGTTCCACGTGTCACACTGTGCGCAGTAATCTGAGAGTCATTGTAGTCTATCTGCTGATAGATTTTGGTCAGGTTGAAAAGCGATGACTTGCTCTCGTCCCTGAATGCGTGGCTTTCCGTACGAGGGAACTGACGATAGAACTCGTTGAGCGCATCAGAGTCAGCCTTCAGTGAATCCACCTCAGCCTCCCAATAGTCAATAGCTCCGTTCTTAATCCATCCCCCGTCAACACCACGGATAGCCTTCTCAGGCTTGCGGAACACCGGCATACCATAGATGTCGATGAATCCCTCCATGTTCCATTCCATCGGGATGAACAATGCGTATAGCCCTGACTTGGTCTGCCCGTTGGCGTTTCGTTCACCAACTCTAGAATCCTCGTACAATTTTTTGTAGTTGTCACCACCTTTGCTCAGCGCATTGGAGGTAGACCCCATCATACACTTGCCGATAATCTTGCTACCCAAACGCAGACAGGTCTTTGTTACCCGCCAATTGTTCAGGATGTTATTTGGCTTCACCCACTTAGCGCTCTCGTCATGAGCGAGGAACAAAAGCTTCTCACCGTCATACGAGTTCTCTTCCGTATTCTTCCAATCTATCGTGGTGTCAAGACCCTCAATGGTCTCGCCCTCGACATCGTGCATATTCTTCTTGGTAATCTTAGCGGCAGGGACGCGGTAGGCAAGCTCAGTCTTTGGCTTATCCATACCGTCCATGATTGGACGAAAGAAGAACGGCAAGCGTCCGTTGATTGGAACAACCTTATCCGTAAACATCTTCTTTGCATCAGCACCGGTCTTTGACAGGATACCAACACGAGAGTCCTTGGCAAGCGTAGCAATATTCACGCACTCTGATGAGGACATAAACGAGAATCCCGAACGACGAATCTTCAGATACACCATCCCGAATGAGCGCTCGTCTGCACGACACGCCTCCCAAAAGATAAAGAAGATGCGGTTAGCTTCCCGGAAATCAGGATACCCCACGTCAATACTAGACCACTGCATGTACATGTAGTGCGAGCCGGTAATGTACGTTGGCTTGCCGTTGTTCATAAACCACATGCCATTCTCCCTGCGCTCAAACTCCTCCTCAATGTAATCAACCCACCGGTCCTTAAACTCGGTAGGCATTTCGTTCCAATGAAAGATTGACTGAATGCGAGCTAGCTCTTTGGGTAAGGACTGTCTTTCCCAATACTGCTCTGATGATTTTTCGTGTCTTTGAAGACACTCTTTTGGGGTTGCCGGTAGGGCAACGTATAGCCCTGAGATGCAGACAATATCTCCTATTTGGCCCGTCCTTGAAATGACGACCATATCGTACTGTTCATCGTACCCATACTTCCAAGACTTACCTGTGTTCTTTTTAGCAAGAGCATTCTGAGGAACATAGTCCTTAACGATTTGATATAACCCTTCGTTCTGCAAATCCTTGTTTTGTTTCAGTTTTACTTACGCCCTTCTCGAGCATTGCGAGGTTCTCACTCTCCGCATCAATACGGGCAAGAATCTCGAACGCATCAAATATGGCGATTTTTTTCGTAGCCGCTGCGTTTTTTAAACGGTCAGCAGCAAGCGCAGATTCATCACCCTCGTCTCTTTTGATGATGTCTTCCTTGGCTACCTTGATTAACTGCTCAACAGCTTTGTGGCCGGCCTCGATAATCTTTTGTTTTATTTCCTTAGAGTCTGTCATAGTACTATTGTTATTTGGTGGTCAAAGATTCTGTACAGCGTCTCATCATCCACCTTAAACTCGTATTCACTGTCAGGCTTGAAGCATACTTGGTCTCCTGCCTTGACGCCTTTGCTGATGAGGTATTCATTTGGATACACCATCTCTCCCATGAGAGGCTCATTTGTGAACGGCTTCTTCACGTACGACTCAATAGCCGCAACGGGACGAACAAAGCAGTACCGGTCATAGGGATACCACACACCATCACGTTTGTACATAAAAAATTGGTCCGGCTCAATAAAGAACAGGTCATCCCTAAAAAAGCTACGACCGCTCTTTTGGCGGCCTTTCATGTCATTGTAAAACTTGAACGCATTATGGTGTACCAAAAGTGTAT